ATTCATGCCCTTGCAGAACGCGGCCCAACTCTTCCAACCCGCACACCGATACGCCCACGAAGTCGTAGCGGCACACCACGGCCACGCACCCGGCGCGAGCTGCGAACCGAGCTTCTGGATCTCCTCAACATACGGGCCACGATTATTGCCCCATGTCTCGAGCGGACCCTCAACGATACGCATGCACCACGTAGCGCGCTCAGGCATCGTCCCCGGCAAGTCCTTACCAATCACCAGCAGCGTCTTCGGCGTAAGATCACCGGTCTGCTTGATGCGATTCTTACGCTGCACACGCTTACAAAGTTCGCGCGCCGAAGATCCGTACGTGTCGCTTAGGTTGAAGCCTTTCGGGATCTGGATGCCGGCACGCTTCGCATAATCACGAAGGGCGATCTTGGCTGCCTGACGATGCGTCACGAGCGGCGAGGATCGGTGACAACATAACCCGCGACTGCGATGATGATCGTGATGAGAGCGCCCTGGACGAGCTCGGGAATCTCAAAGCCTGCAAGGCTCGCGCCCCACACGATGATCGTGACGAGTGCCGCAGCGAGCGTACTAGCAGCAACCTTCGGACTGACATTCTTCATAGCGTTCCCTCCTCGGGGTTAGATGATCTGCGTGACGACGGCTGTTACAGCACCCGTCACCGCACTAATGGTAGCGATAATCGCGACGAGCTGACCCTTCGTCATATCCGACCCGCGACGCATCGCCTCACGCTCCTCCAACTTCAAGAGACGCGCCTCGATCCGATCCAGACTACGGAAGATGCGATCAATCTCAGCGTCACTCATCAGAAGCTACTTCGGAGGTTCCGGCCACTCGATCGGCTGCGTCGGATCAGTAATCGTCGCGGGAAGATCACGCAGCGCCTGCCGATACGAACGCCACGCCTTCGCATCCACACTCGCATCAGGCATTTGCGTCCAATCACATTGGCTAAGAAGACCATCACGAACAGTCCTGACCGATGTCAGATTGACGCGAATAACCTCGTCCACCCATTCATCAATCAGAGAGTCGTACGCATCAGGACTCAAGGCAATACCATCAGCATCAAGAATCGACGGATGATCCTTAGCGATTCTTGCTCGAATAGATTTCTTGTCGATGCTCACGCTACGAAACTCTCAATCCGTACACGCGAACATCACCTGTGATCGATCCAGCAGACGGAACAATGCTGAACGAATCGTACGAAGTTGTCACAGTCATAGCCCCTCCAATGTATCCGAAGTATGGTTGTGGGCTAACAGGCACGGTAATGCTGCCATAAAACATTGTTCTGAATGCAGCTTTTGGTTGCATAATGTCGCAAATTAGTGACATGTTTGGATAATCTGTTGGGCTAAAGTCACTGAGGAAAAAGAAGGATTGTGATCCACTCGCTGTCAAAGCACTGAGAATTGAACTTCCCGAGTAGCTGATATATCCGCCCCATGAATAGTTGCTACTGCTGTTGTCTGTTCCTGATGCTCGCAGGCGCAGCCTTAGCTGACCGCCTGTCGTGCTTGCCGTGATGTTTACCGTCACCCGATAATTCATATAGGCATCGGAGAACGTATTGGCTGGCAGCGATACGGGTGATGCTGATGTAGCACCCGAGAAGTTCTGCGTTGCGAGATGAACGAGGCCAACGCTATTGAGGTTGTCGCGAACATTGCTGTTCCAGAATGCGGCGGTAAGTACGTCGCCGGCGACGGCGGTTCCTGGTGTGGTCCAAGCCATGAGCGTATTCTACCGTTTCTGTTAGAGGCCGAAGGGAGAGCCGACAACGGTACCACCAGCGAAGAGGCTGATTGGGTACGCGGTCGGGTCGGATGTCAATCCAAAGACGAATGCGGTTGTATCGGTGGATGCAAGAGTGAACTCAACGGTATGCTGCTTAGGTCTTATCTGGTGGCGGATGCCGATGATCTGAACAGCGCGAGAGACGCGCGCACCAACTTTGCTCGGCTGGAATTGGATCGTTACGATGTCGGCGAGCTCGAGTGCAAGCAGCGAAGTTTGTTGTGCTGCTGTGAGGGCGGCGAGTTCGACGGCGATCGTATTGAAACGCAAATCTGGTTCGCCATACTTCTTCGCAAAATACCCGGCAAGCGCAAGCGCATCAGCAGTACCTTGCGATCCGAGTGGCAAGAGGAGTCCATTGATCTCGAGGCTCTGCACGCCATACGTTGTCTGACTCGTGGCGTTCGACGCGAGTTGTGTCTCTAGTCCAATCGGCGTAATGCCGACACGGTTGTAAAGGAGTTCGGTGCCGTACGAGATCTCAATGTCGGTGTAAGGAATGGCGGTGCCAGCGTCGGAGAATACGACGGTGCCAGGGGCGAGTGCTCCCGCATTGCGATCCTTGAACTCGACCTTATTAGCCTTCGTCATAAAGAGCAGTCCAGGCTCGGAAGCGGCGACGAGCTGAAGATACTCGAGCACCTCGCGGCCCTGCTCCACCACATCCGCCTGAAGCGTCTGCACGCCCGTGTCAATCGATCGGTCTGCCGCAGGCCAACCAACCTCAGAGCGATCAAGGACGGCGCCGATACGCGCGCCCGTTGTCTGAGCCGTCGCCGTATGCGCATTCAACTGCTGACCACCGAAGAGGATGAAACCATCGACACACGCAGCCGAAGCCGTCGCGTCACCCTCCACGCTGTAATCGAGCGACCAATCCTCCACCAAGCCCGTGAACTGCACCGCCGTCGAACCAGAGACGATCGTGCTCACTTTCATATTCTTCCGCGGCTTGACGTTCGGATAGAACGGCGAGCTCGTGTAGAACGGATCGAACGCGCGAGACGTATTCGTAAACGACAGGTTCGCGCTGCCCGTTGTGAACCGATCTAGTTCGCGCGACAATCCTCGCGAGATCGTCACACTCGTCGTATACGAGGTGACATCATAAAACGCGGTTCCGCTTCCGCCGATCTGGACGAGAACATCAGGAGCCGGCACGACGCTAGCCCTTACGAAGCGTCGTCACGCGATTGAAGTCCGTCTTCGTAGAACCACCCGAAGTCTGACCCGCCACATTCTGCGTCACACTCAGGAGCGGCGCAGAGAACGCTTGACCATTGCGCTTCTCAAAACGCTTGATCGACTCGACAATCGTCCTGCCAAGCTCGTCAGGATCAGTACCAAGCCCAGCATTCACCGTCAAGTTATACACATTCGTCGTGCCACCGCCGCCACCACCAACCGCGTCACGCAGCATATTCATCGCACTCGTCGAGTTCAACGGAATGACAGCCTCAGCACCAGCCTCACCCGCCGTGAACACCTGCTTCTTCAGAATGCCACCCATCGCCAAGCCGTACGCCGAGCGGACCGGCTTCGCGTTCCCAGAGTCCCAATCCGCCATGATCTTTTTGATCTCAGCAGCCTCAGCAGCCGTGATCGTCGATCCTCCCGGACTACCAGCACGCTTCCGAAAATCCTGTGCCTGCTTCAATCGATCAGCGCGTCGCTTCTGCCAATCAGCAAGCGCCTCATCATACCTGCGCTGATTCTCCTGCTTCAACGCAGACGACACGCCAGGCTGCTCCGCAGCAATCGGATTACCCTGACCAGCAACCTTCGCAATATCCGCCACGAGCGCAAGCACGCTCTGCAACTCGCGCTCAAACGCGCCAGCAAAACCAATGCCGAGCTCTGAACCGAAGTCAGTACCAATCAAGGCCTTCAACTGATTGGAGAAGGATTCGGCACTGATCAGTCCACGATTGAACTGCTCGATCAGATTGTCAATCGTCTTCTTATCCGAATCCTCAGCGTCGGACAATGCGCGATCGCGAAGCGTCTGCTGACGATCAAGCAAGAGCTGATCAAGGTCGAGCTGTGCGCTCGTCTTATCTTCAGCCGTCGCAAGCGCATCCTGTGCAGCCTTGAGTTCGATCTTGAAACGCTCATCTTCAATACGCCGTTGCTCCGCTGTCATTTCAGCAGCATTCGACCCACCGGCAATCCTTAGCAACGCAGCACGCTTCTGCGACATAAACGCGACCAGACTCGAGCCGAACGTTTGGAGCTGCTTACGCGCATCCTGAATCGCAGCCTTCACCGTGTCCGTAATCAGATTACGCGCAGGAGCCTTACGAGAGGAGCGACCAAAAGCACTATCGACAAGATCACCAATCGAACCGCTAAAAGACTTGGACACACTATTTACAGCGCCAGTCAATGCGTCATAAATAGCCTGGAAGAACCTCTGTGTGGAATCGTCAATCGTCTCAACGAAACCAGAGACAAACTCAATAGCAGCAGTCGTGCCACTAATTCTGAACGTAAACTGCTGAACAGCGAGCAGCTTGGTGAACAGATTAGTTAGAGCCGATCCGCCCTCTTTACTTGCCTGATTCGTAAACGCTCCAAGCAATGCGTTTGCCGCATTCTTGCCAGCCTTATTGGCACTCGCTTCGATGCCGCGGAAAAACGCATCGAATTGTTCTCGACCACTCGGAATCAACTTCACACCAGCAGGTAGTTCAGTCCTCTGAGTAGTCGTCCACCAAGTGATCAGATCACGATATACGCGACCACCAGCATCGGTGATCGATCCGACAATGAGACGAATCTTCGCGTCCAGCGTTGGCTTCTGACTAAGCGAATTGACGAACGCTGCGACCTTACCAGCAACATTTGCAAGGGCGATGACAAGCGGTCCACCAATGTTCTCGCGTAGATTCTCGACCGCCTCGTTGAACCGTTGAAATGCACCCGTAGCACTCCCGCCGAACGACTGAGCTTGCCCCTGGACGCGCTTCTGAATGATTGCGAGTCCTTCTTGCGCCGTCGTATTCTCATCAACGGTGATCTTGAATTGCTTGAATAGGCGCGTATTGCCATTCATCGCGCGGGCGACATTCATCGCGTTCTTCTCAAGATCCGCAAAACCCGTATTCGCCGAAAGATCAAGCGCGAGATTCAGACCATCCATCGCCTTCGTTGAATCACCCGTCAGGCGAAGAATCGTCGTAAACGCGCGAGACGCAGCCTCATCATCCACACCAAGCGTCGTGGCCAACTGCGTGAACTGATTCTGCAACCGCTCAACATCACCACTCATACCAAGCGATTTGAGCTGACCACGAAGCGCCTGCGTACTCTTCTCAGCCTCAGCAGCAGCCTTCACACTCTTATAGAGCTCGGCAGTAACACCAACACCAATAGCAACCGCGGCGAGTTTGCCGAACTTGGAGAGGCTTCCGCCGGCGCCCTTCAATCCACGAGCAAGACCCGTGACATCGGAAACAATAGGGACAACGATTGCCATACGTCTAGTCTACCCGTCCTCTACCTAGGCCCACGAACGCGTAACTGAGCATTGATAGTACGTTCCATCTCGTCCACGCTTCGCTCAATACTCTTGCGAACAGTCGGCAAATGACGCTCCGCCGCCGGCCACATCGAACGCGAAGCATTCCCATACTTCGCAGTCAGATTGATATTGAACTGTGACCCACTCGGATTCTTCCGACCCGCAATATCAAACACCGCCCCCGCCGGACTAGACTGCTGCATCTTCATCAGCGTACGCTTGCCACCCGTACCGCGAATCTTCCGACGACGAACGCTCGCATTGATCCGATTCGCCGGCCGTCCAGTCCAGGCAGGCAATCGAGCAGAACCAGAACGCTCACCCGAACCACTCGCCTCCTTCCAGCGAGAAAGCGGAGTCTGCTGAGGAACGCCTTTGCGTGCTTCCGTAATCATCGGCTTCACATCATTCTTGATGCGTTTCTGCGCCGCCTTATACAACTCTGGATCGATCTTCTTCAGAGTGTCTAGCGCCTGATCAAGTCCGCGCACGCGATACGCCTGAGCCATCAGATCATCCTTGCGAGTGAACCGCTCGCCACCTGATGTAGCCGAGCATTGTCCAAAGCATACGCTCCGACTCGAGCAGCAATTGGCTCGGAGCGATGCCTGTTTCGACGGCGAGGCTCGCTATGAGCCAATGGGAGGAGTGTTCTCCGAGGGCTCTAAAGGGCCAGACTCGGAGCCTTCAATATCCTCGAGCGTCGCAACCCAATCCATGAAGTCCAGCGTTGTCTTGCCCTGGCGCTGCACGCTATGCCACGCAAGCCACACGAAGTCGCGAGCGAAGATCGTATCTCCGCCAAGTTCAGTCGATGGGCGCTGATACTTCTCTTCCCATGCGATGACATCGACGAGCTCGGCCGTAACCGTCTCGGCGATGCCACCCTTCGGCTTGATCTTGAACTGAACTTCCATCTCATTCCCTCCAACTAGCGCCGATAGGCGCGATGAGTTTAGGCAGTCGCCTTGGTCACGGTACCCGACACGGGCCACGTTAGATCGAGCACGGCCAGCTCTCCCACGGCCCCATTTACAGGGGTGTGTTCCGTAACTAGCGGCGTCATGGTATACGAGGGATTCGCGGTACCAACAGCAGTCCCGTTCGGCTTGACGACCAGCGAAGTGGTCGAACCGATAAGAGGATAGATCAGACCTTCGATTGCGCTGAAGTCCTGATGCATCGAGAGAGTAACAGCATTGTCCTGGAGACCGCCCACCCTCGTGGTGGCACCTGAGCCGAAAGCCGTTGTCTCGACCTCATTCACCGAGATGTTTAGCGTCACAGAAGCGACGTACGAGCTGATGTCCGTGCCGCCGAGGGTCACGTTCGCGTTGGTCATTACGAGCTTAGCCACGTTACTTAGACCCCTTTCAAGGTGTCGTCGTTTACCTTCTTGATTGTAGCCGACGATTTGGATGGTTCTACAGAAACGATCCGACCAGACCCCAGCAACCCGCAAAGCAGCGCCACGCTACCAATCTCCGACTCGGAGATCGTCTCGCCGCCCTTCTTACCGTACACCGTAAAACCCTCGACAACCTGATACGTCTTGCTCATCTCGTCTCCTTATGCGTACACAATGACGCGGAACTCGATCATAAGGTACGTCGTGTCATTACCATCGATCGTCTGAATG